TTCCCCGGGCATCAAACACCCGGGGATTTTTTTTTATACCTCGCGCTTCTTCTTGGCTTTGACTTTAGCCCAGCGACGCACAGCTGCAAGGCGCATCTTCTCTCTGGTCTCAGATGATACAGTCTTGCCGAGGTTGCCGTGTTTCTTACGCGCTGACTTCTCAGGCTGAACCATTGGGAGAGCCTTAGCCTTACGACGCTTGCGTGTGATCTTGCCTGTAACGTTGTGCGTCTTCTCGTACAGCTCAGTCATTGCCATCAGCTGATGAGCGAACGTCCGATGTTCCTTGATTGCAAGACGCTGGATACGTTTGATGATTGGTTCTGCTTTCATTGCATTCTCCTTATGCATAGTGTGTAGTGTTGCTGCCTAGTTCACGGGCCTTGTCAAACCATTTCTTAAGTAGGCCCCGGTCCTTAAGATGGTGATACGTAAAGAAGGATCTGTGCGTGCTGGTGTCGTATGTGTTCTGAGTCGCATGCTGTATGCGATTTCTGTAGTCTGACAGCGTTATCTCGACTGCTTCTCCATAGCTGCCGCTGTAACTGACGCGGACTTTCACCATGCCCCTTTCCTCGTCAAGCTTAAGGCTTACGAGTCTCCTGAAGTATGCGAATGCCGAGTCCGCTTCTTGCGCCTCATTGAGTAAGACGTTTGTTTTTCCTCTGAACATCATGCTGTAGCCTCCTTAGTTTTAGGTTGAGTGATACCACCAAGATCCATCAGTACATCCTCCATGTCTACCCACAGGTCAATGATCGTCTCAGCTGCCCAGTCAGGATCATTGGCAACCTTGTCGCAGATAGCCTCGGATGTGTAGTGCTTGTTCTTCTCATCTCCAAGCAACTCATAGATGAAGTGAGATGCTTTCATTGGGTGCTGCTGTGACCAGCGAAGTACGCCGTCGTAGTCCTCGAGCATCAGGCTGTTATAGCTTGAGCGAATCAAACGCTTCAGCTGAGCCGATGTCAGCCTGCCCATCTCGGCAGCAACCTTTGCCTTCTTCTTTGGCTTAGCCTTTACCTTGGGCTTGATGTTCCCCTTGTAGTCCAGTGACAGCTGCTGCTGCTCCCGCTCGATGGCATCCCACTGGCGCCATGTCGGGCTGGTTGCGAACTTGCTGTGGTCGTACTTGGGGTAGGACACAGGAGCTGGCGGCGTACCGTAACCAAACTTCCAAGGTGTCCAAGCGTATGTGTTTGAGTACCACATCCCTTCGTGATCAATGCCGCTATCACGATTGATGATGAAGCATTCGCCCTGCTGATTCATCAGAGCGAACTTGTTGCTGCGTCCGATGTGATTGCCGATCAGCTTGAGGAACGCTTCTTGGTAAAGCAACTCAGGGTGAGCGGTCAGCAATGGCTTCAGGTAGTCATTGATGTAATGCCATGTGTCGGACATCTTGGTATCAGCTGCATTGCCGGTGGACAGGATGCCGTTGTGTGCCATCCAGATACCCGGCGTCACCTCATATGGGTGGCAGTTCTCCAAGTCGATGTCGCCGTGCGTCTGCATGCGGAAGTGGATCACAGCCTCGTGGCATGCGACCTCTTTGTAGTACAGGTCCTCGATCTGCTGCAATGTACCTACCATCTTTACTATCTTTACTTCGTTACCACGATTCACGATTGCGCCGAAACCGTCTCGGTTCTTGCTGTAGAAGTCTTGCAGTTGTTCCGAGCTGAAGAAACCATCCTTTGGCTGATGAATGAGAATACACATTTGAGATCTTCCTTTCGTTAGTAGATTGAGATTGGTATTGCTTATGCTGCTTGGCGTTCGTTGTCATGATCGGCATCCAATGCAAGGTAGCTGCGCAGGAACTTGGTATCGCTGCGGTTCTCGCGCTGCATGACGAACTTCTTAAACCCTATGGATGTGAAGTCTTGGATCGCAGTCACGCCCGGGGTACAGAAGGCGAGCACTGCATTGCAGAACTCCAACGCTGCCATGATTGACTCATAGCGTAGGGACCCACGGAAGATACGGAACTCAATGGTCTTAGGGTTCTGTACATTGAGCGCTTCGTATCGCTCGCCCGTGTTCTTGTTGTGCGGTGTGAACTTAGCCATCTCATGCTTGATCCGGCAGTAGCCACCGCTATACCGACGAGCAATCGAACGGATGAGCGCCTCGTTACGGACGTCATTCAAGAACGACTGAACCCGGTAGATCTGAGACTGGGTTACGTACTCCCTACCCACGTGGACATGGAAGCCGCAGCGTCCACCCTCATGTGAGCGCATACCCTTCTTGACCTCGTTGTTGGTCAGGAACAGAGCGAACTTCTCGCGGTGTACGTCAAGGCCAGCAGGCTGAGTGATTAGCTCGAAGCCCTCACCAATAGACCCGTCACGCTCGAAGTAGCAATACTCACCTACTTGTCCGCCCGGGTTGAGCAGCTCATGCACCCGCCCAGCTGCGACAGTTGGTTGCCCAGTCCGAACCTCGACCTCCAGCTCGCAACCGAAAGCGCGGCGGTTAGACTTGAACCAAGGCGACTCAATAACATTGAAGCCTTTGTTGCGTGAGCTGTGATAGTTGTCGATCAGTCCCTGATAAGGACTCCAGCTGGTATCGTGGTAGATCTGACGCCGCGCATCATAGACAACGTTGGATCTGCGGCGGTCATGTATCTGAGTCGTTTGCCCATGCACAAAGACAGGAACTGCGAACTCAGTGAGGACCAAATATCCATGTGCATCTTCGACTCGAGCGCCATCGTTCATTAACGTTTGTGCGCAGGCACTGCAGCATGTCTCTTGGCGAGCGTACTCGGTGGCATTGCCCTGCAGAACTCTTCTGCGTTCGCCTCTTTCGAGGTGACCACATTCCTCTCGTTGAATGCTGTGCTTCTGTGCTACGCCGAGCATCCATTCCTCTTGGCCTTGCTCTGCAAACTTAGGCAGGTACTCTTCAATCAGTGGAACTACATTGACTCCGCTATCTGTGAGGCGGTCACGCTTGATGTAATCCATCAAGAAAGTGATACGCAAGCAGGACTGCGGATGGGTACGCTTATACTTCTGAAGCCTGTCTCTGATATCGTCAGGCACGGAGCCGAAAGCAATGACGTCTGATACAACGATGGCGTCGATCAGTACAGCCCACTTGTTATCGCCTACTCTGTGGCCGCTTGCCCGAGAGATAGACTTGAGCATTCGCTTGAGCAACATATCAAGGAATGTTTCGCGCTGGAATCCCGTCGCCAACAACCGCTGACGGGCATAGGTGTATAGCTGGATCATGTGAATCTCCTTAAGGTTGAAATATAGAAGAGGCAACCGTCCCCTTCACTGAAAGTGAGGGGCGGGTGCCGGTGGTTGTGAGCGTTTGTCTTTTGGAAAGGGAAGGATGGTGTGCGTCCCAACAGAGAGCTTTGAAAACATCCCGTTAAGCTTGCGGATATGTTCGTCAGACAATCCAATTCTTGCGCGCATCTCTCGTATCTGAGCTAATGCATCGGATACACCTACCTCTTGCCATCTCCAGTGAGAGCCGTCGCTTGTCATGATGCTGCTGAGTCTGCCGTTCCAAGTGACTACCTCCCATCCGAACTCAAGAGTCATGAATCGGGCAACCTCTGCCGTCACTTCTCCCTGACCTGTGAGTAATGCATCCTTCCAGTTCATCTTTCCTCCTTTGCAATACGTTCGTAAGCGTTATCAATGTGAGCGCACAACTTCTCAGCCCAGTCCATCATCTCTTTCTCTTTCTCATCGGAGAACCCGTAGCCTTCGATGATGCAGTCGGCAGCGAATGACATCGTGCCGAGCAGCTGGTCACGCATGCTCTCTGCTTGGGATGGATGCAGGTACTGCGCATAGGTCGCAGTCATCCGAGTCAGATGCATGCCCATTAGGAGAACCGTCACCGTCTTGGCGTAGCTGTCTCCGTTGATATTGCGGATCGACTGAATGCTCTCGTCAATCTTTGATCGTGCCTCCTTGAGTAGTCTGTGCTCATGCATATGGATCTCCCATCTGTTCGTAGTCTTGTGCCATCAGTCGATAGCATTCTTGTAACTCCTCATCGGTCAGATCAGTTGATGACCAGCCGACGGGAACCCTTGGCGCCACACAATCACGAGTCTCGTTCAGTTCCTGAGGAGACCAGATCATTTGATTGTTCATTACGTCTTCCTTTCTTGGTTGGTTTGAACCCATGCTTAGCAAAGGTTTTACGGATGTCGGTATCTCTTGCGTTGGTGTACTTCCAGCGCCTGTCCCATACCGAAGGGAGTACTGGCTTTGTCATCTGAACCTCCATTCCTCGAACTTGATTGGCTTGGGTGCGAAGTCAGCAATGACCGGCGGTTTCCTAGCGGCAATCTTGGTTGTGCAATCTCGGCATACCCAACGGTTGCCTGATTTGAAACGTCCTCCTACAGGATTGCGATGGCTGTAGCAGGTACCGCAGAAGCGTTCCTTATCCATTATCAAACTCCTAATATTCGGAGGGAACCATAAGCACCCAGCGCTCTCCATTCCACTGACAGAACAGAGTGATATCGGGATCGGGGAAGTCGGTGTAGTCGATCGACTTCATGAGGAACGCGTTGCCGTTGCCATCGTCCAGCGTGAATGTGCCTTGGCTATTATTGTTGACAGCGAGTCTGGCTACTGCGAAGTAATCTTTGAGGTGGTACTTACGCTCCCTCAGCTGCGCCGCAATGAGATCAAGCAGCCAGAACGCACCGCCCTCTTTGGCTACGTAGATAGCGCCATCGGTTGCGACGTCAGGGAACAGGCCGAAGCGGTGATATGCCTCGGTACCAGTGAAGTGTGAGGTATCAATCATGTGAGTCTCCTTTGCAGAATGAAGAAGAGGGCCATCCCCTTCACCGAAGGTGAGGGGTGGAACTCTGGTGGTTGAGGAAGAGTGAGGCTAGGGACGGGGGAGGATGCCGAGCAAGTCGATCCTCTGCTGCTGGGTATCAGGTGCCTGATCTTTGGAGGGCGGCGTAGCAAGATCGATGAGCTGGTTGGTCAGCCGCTGGTATTCCAAGCAGATGTCTAAAGCTTCGGCGTACAGTTGGTACTGTGTATCCGAGCTGAGGTACATGAACTGCTCACGAGTCATTGGTTTCTTCATAGGATCTCCTTTCAGTTGTCGTTTTCGCCACAGCACGGAACGATCAGATGACTGACTGCCTGCTGGGCATGAGTCTGTGGTATCTCGAGGGAAAGGCAACAGCATTACTCTTCCTTGCGATCAGCGATGGCACGGATCTTCATCCATGTATCGAAGATCACCTCTGAATCTCCTGTTGCTATTGCATCACCGATACGGTGCAGTGCTAACTTGTGCTGCTCTATCACCCAGTCTTTGACACGCAGTCGGTTCTCTAGAACCATACGATCGTTGTCGTTCATGTTGTCTCCTTGTTACGTTTCTTCAGCCCTTTGAATGAAAGAACATCTATTGCGAAGCCAAAGATCTTCTGTTCCGCTTCAGTTGCGTTGTTCCACATCTCTTCATGCATGCGTTTGTACTCCTTGAGCTTGGCTGTGTTGCTCAGCGCTAAGAACTTGCGCTCACTCATGCGGTGTGGTCGAGGCGGCAGGTTCAGTTTTGGTACGTTCATGTTGTCTCCTTATTAACATACAAAAAGCGGGAAACCTCTGGCTCCCACATCCCAAGAATCATTGGCGCCAAAGACCATAAGAGAGCCAGTAAGAATCCATAAGGTTCTTCGACCCTGAGTGCGGTAGAGAGGAAGAAGATGACGGTGAAGGTAAGGATGGAACAGGTGAGTGAGAGCATCCCAACCAACAAGAGAACCAGATTGGATCTGCGGTACATGACGATGCCTGTATCAACCCGATCGTCGTAGCAGGCACAGCCTCGTTCGTAGCAGGATTGTTCGATGATCATTTGCCCTCCCTTAGTTCGCACTTGCCCGGAGAGAGGTCACATTCAGGCCAAGCTGTACACCCGAGGTGTGGATCTTGGAGCCGATAGCTTAGATTGTTGATCACCATGTCTGGATCGCAAGCGCCGTCAACTTTCCAGTCGCCTGCCTTGATGGCTGCCAGCATCATCTCTAACGCCTCATGCATTAGCTGTTCGTCAGCTTTGATCCTGTCCTTGAGCGCCTCGATCTCTTCCTTCTTAGCGCAGTAGTCCAGCCATAGATGACGGAGAGTCCCGTCGAAGTACTTTGTTGGGTCGTTCATCTGATCACCCCGCAGCTAGGCAGAGAATGCTTATGGATTGGGCAGGGATACTTGATCTCTGGCAGCGGTGCCGCCCATAGCAGTAACAGGTAGATGGATGTGATTAAGACAGCAGTAAGAGCTATTGCTTTGTACATGTTGGTCTCCTAATCCGGAATGTGAGTACGGGAATATCGGAAGCTGGCAATCCTGCCGCTCCGAAGTTTTAAAAAAACTGGGAGTCCGAAGACCCCCGATTGATCAGCCGAACCATCCGCATACGATGCCGATGAGCATGAGGATGAAGCCAGCGATGATGATGTTGTCAGCTAAGTCTTTCATGGGATAACTCCAAAGAGGTTGAGGATGCCGGTGATCATGCCGATCACCATGCAGATATACATCAGTATCCAGATATTCATAGCCATTATTGAAGCGATGCTTCTCTTTTCAGGATGTAGCGGACGTTCAGCGCTGCGATTAAAGCGAAGAAAGTTGCAGCAATCGCGGTTATCCCTGCAAGAAAATCAGCGCCGATGTAGTTGAAGTAGGCAAAGCAAAGCAACTCGAGGATCGCCCCAGCGATGAACACAACAGCCAAGGATGCTTCAGAGTAGATGTAGAAGATGCGGTTTAGGTTTTGCATGTTGTTCTCCTGATAAGTAGCAGCAAGGAGGATTTACCCAGCTTGAGCTGGCGACCTCCTGCTGACCTAAGGATTTACCTAGCTTCTGCTAGCGACCTTAGGATTTTGATAACGGGTTAAAAGCGGGAAAGCCCTTGAACAAACCCTCCCGCGTATGCCTAAGACAGTAGATAGATTACTGAGCCTTAGAACAGAACATAGAACGGAGAATCATGGCGCCATCCAGTACCTTTGCATTCTTAACGCCTGCACCATCGATGAGTGCCAAAGCATCCAGAACCTTCTGAGTCATCTCCACCTCGGATGAAGTCATACGTGCCAAGACTCGACCACCCTTCGCCTTCAGCTGCTCCTTATCACGCTTGGATGCTGCTGCGTTGCGAATTACACAAGAAGCTTCCCAAGACGTAGTTGGCATTGAACCCGTAACGATTCCACGGTCCATGAGTGCCTGAATGCGACCTTGCTGAGCAGGAGAGATTGGTTTGATTTGCTGTGTCATTTGAAGCTCCTTAGGAAAAAAACAACGATTGAGATGTGAAAAGGGAAACGCCCCCTTTCGTAAGAAAGGAAGGGGCGGAGCCCGCTGTGTCCGTTCCTGAGGAGTGAATCGAAGGGGAGGAGTCAGTTAGGAAAAAACGTTATGGAACTACGGGGGAATGCGCACGGGAGTCGCAGTTCTCCAGAAGAATCAGACATAAAAGTAATAAAGGGGGTACTCACGCCTCAGATTGCCCTGATTTAAAGTCACAAATTCTGCACATTAAGGCTGAAAACCGTTGATAACGCTCAAGGTTCTACGCATTACGGATCGGGAGCGTGTATAGACATGTATGCACAACGCATATGCATAGGTACTCCTAGGGGCATGGGACCAACGAAGTGCACCACCGGGGGTTGAGGCTCCAGCTGTATCCCATATCCACACGGAAGGTTCGCATCTCATCCCATATCCACACGCACTATTCACCTCTCGTCGGTACTTATCCACAACTACCGACAATTTCGTATGTCAAAAAAACACATCGAGTTTCTGACAAATAGTTGAGAACCGTTCTCATTGAAAATTCATGCAGCATCACGAGGGTGGCCCGGGGTGGACCAAATAGACACGCACCCCGGGGGCTTCAATCGGGGTGGTTTTGTTTTTTACATTGTGCTAATGGCAAACAAGCTATGCTAATATATTAGTAAATTAGCGATAGTGTGCATATCTAGAATGGCGCGGAGTAGCGCAGCGGTAGAGCGGCGGACTCATAATCCGCAGGTCGGTGGTTCGATTCCATCCTCCGCAACCATCAAGACCGTAGAGCGACTCCTTCATTGACCGAGGGTTGTAATGCTGGCGGCACGAGGGCCGAGCATTCACTTGCTCATCTGGTATCCGAGCCAGAGGGGGTCCTCACCTATTCCAAACTGAGAAATTTTTATGCTGACCATAGAAGAGCTACAGAGGTTCTTGAACCAGAGCAGTGCATTGGCCGGTATTGAGGTTGCTTATGAGAGCGACTTAAAGCGAGCTATCGCGCCTCAGGTGGTTTTGTTGACTGGGATGGTCAACATTGGCGGAAACCCCCACCTATTCGAAACCGAGATCAATCTCACAGAGTTCAACAGCAGGGAGGATCTACTCCTCCTTGGCTCCGCAATCCTGAAAGCGTTTGATCGCGCCGGGGTACAAACATTGGGATAAGACATGGCAGCAAGAATTAAGAAGATCCGACACGACGAGAACACAAGGCTGAAGATCCAAGCGGCTCAGCTAATCAACCGTCTGACCGACCACTCCAACGGGAAGGTTGAGCTTTCCGCTACTCAGGTCAGGTCTATTGAGATCTTGCTCCGGAAAATCCTGCCCGACTTGTCCGACGTCAAGATGGAAGTCGATGCTCAGCCGATTACGTTCCAGCTTGATCTGTCTGGAAAGCGGCGAAAAGAAGAGGACGATGAATAATGGGCCACGCACCAGACTGGATGCGCAAACACTACGGCAAGGTCAGGAAGATGGCTGATGGTGGCGCTCTGCCTGACATTGAGTCAGACGATCGTAGTGAGACTAGCGTCAACCCATACTCCTTTAAGGACATGCGTGGCGTAGACAACATTGGCGCAAACGTAACGCAGAATCTGGGCGACGGGAACAAGGTCATGGTGGATGCCAGTGTGGGCGGCTATCGCGGGACAGATCAATTTGGCAACAAGTTTAGCGAGACAAACCGTTGGCACCGCTTGGGCTACTCCAAAGAGCTGGAGGGCGACCGTGAAGTTGGCGTTGGCATTTCTGGCTACGGCTATCGAGGTGAGCGTGGCGGGGAGAAGTTCTCTGGCAGTAATGATGTATCAACCGGTGATATTCGTTACAGGGACGGCGATGCGGAATATGGCATCAACTACACCCCAGAGGGGAAACAAGTCCGAGTGACTTTTAGAAAGCGGTTCTAGTGGAAGTAATCAAGTACTCGCCCCCGGGAAAGAATGCAGCCAAGTTCCATGAATCAGATTCGTTTGTACGTGGCCTCATGGGACCGGTGGGTTCTGGGAAGTCCTCGAGCTGCTGCGTTGAAATCGTGGCTAGAGCCCTTCGCCAGAGACCATCTCGTGATGGGATTCGTCGTTCTCGCTGGCTGATCATCCGAAACACATACCCAGAGCTGAAGTCCACAACGATTAAGACTTGGGAGACTTGGTTCCCCGCGAACGTGGCGCCCATCAAGTGGGACACCCCGATCACATCGACGATGAAGATCAACAACATCGGGGATGGCACCGGCCTTGAACTCGAGGTGATGTTCATGGCGCTGGACAAACCCACAGAGACCGGCAAGCTCCGATCGCTGGAACTCACAGGCGCATGGATCAACGAGGCGTCCGAGGTTCCCAAAGAGATCTTCGATATGGTCACCCAGCGGGTGGGACGATTCCCATCGAAGCTCCAAGGCGGTCCGAGCTGGTGCGGGATCATCCTAGACACCAACCCGTGCGACGACGATCACTGGTATTACAAGCTGGCCGAAGAAGAGCGTCCGCTGGAGTGGGAGTTCTTCCGTCAGCCGGGCGGCCTGATCCGGGATGCTGAGGGCGCCTATATTCCGAACCAAGATGCGGAGAACGTATTCAACCTGCCGGGTGGATACGGTTACTACCTGCAGCAGGTTCCAAGCAAGTCGGAGGATTGGATCAATGTTTTCCTTTTGGGCAACTACGGATCCACAAAAGACGGCAAGCCGGTTTACCCCGAGTACAACGACAAGGTTCACTGCCTCCACAAGAACGTCGAGGGAGAGCGCGGCTTACCAATCGTATTGGGGTGGGACTTTGGACTCACACCCGCTTGCGTCATCCTGCAAGTAACAGGACGCGGGAAAATTATCATTTTGGATGAACTGGTATCAGAGGATATGGGTATCCGCCAGTTCACTAACGACATCGTGAAGCCGGTGCTGATGAACAAGTACAGCGGCTTCCAGATTCATTCAGCGGGTGACCCCGCAGGAAACATCCGAGCCCAGACCGACGAGCGCACCTGTCTTCAGGAACTCCTAGAGGCTGGGATCTACACGGAGCCTGCGAGCACGAACGACTTCATCCCTAGGCGCGAATCCGTTGCCTTCTTTATGACGCGGATGATGGACGGTGAGCCAGCGTTCATGCTGAACCCACGATGCACGAACCTGAGGAAGGGATTCCTTGGGCGCTACAAGTTTGAGCGACTGAAGACTTCAGGCAACGCTCGCTACAAAGATAGACCTGTCAAAGACATCTACTCGCACATCCAAGACGCGCTGCAGTACGCATGCTTGAAGGTAAGGGGCGGCTTAACGCCTGCAAGGGCTAGAGCAGTTACAAAGAGATCATCTAAAGGCTGGACATGAGCTATGTGAACGAACAACCCCCGGTTGAGATTGACATCAAGGAAGACGGGAACGAAGTCAGCAATCCCGGTTTCGAGAGTAATCTCGCAGCGTATGTGCGCCAGTGTTGGGGTGAGGCGAAGACCGCCAAGACCCAGATCACTGAAAGACTGCTCAGGTGTGAGCGTCAGCGCCGGGGTGTCTACGATCCAGATCATGAAGCCGACATCAAGAAGACCGGTGGCTCTGACATATTTATGATGCTTACAGACGTCAAATGTCGCGCTGCTGAGTCATGGATCAAAGATGTGATGCTAAATCAGCAAGAGCGTGTCTTTGATCTAACCCCTGCCAAGAACCCCCAGATGCCGCCTGAGATGAAGAAGGCGATCGTGGATCTGGTTCGCACTGAAGCTGAGGACTACATCGCTGAAGGCGGTGAGCTGCACCCGGAGACTTTCCGTGCTCGCATGGAGGAAGTCCACGACTCAATCATGCAGAAGCTTCGCACTGAGGCTGAGGACTCCGCCCGTCGAATGGGCGACAAGATTGAGGACCAGCTCAACCAAGGCAAGTTCAGGGAAGAGCTGCGCAACTTCATTACCGATTTCGTAACGTTCCCAACGGCGGTCATGAAAGGTCCGAACGTCAAGCGGCGCAAAGCCCTTGCGTGGGGTCCTGACTTCCAAGCGGTTGTGACTACAGAATTCGTCCGTGAGATGGAGCGGGTTAGCCCGTATGACATTTTCCCGGCACCGGCCTCAACTGGCGTGAATGACGCCTACCTGATCCAGCGTCACCGCTTGAACCTTGTTGGTCTGGAGTCGATGAGCGGTACCCCGGGGGTCAACGAAGATGCGCTGGCTACCGTGATCGACCGCTATGGTCGCAAGGGGTATCGCAGTTGGTTGCAGGGCGACAGTGAGCGCCGTGACCTCGAGGGCAAGCCGTTCCGTTTCCCCATCAATACCAGCGAGATCGAGACGGTGGAGTTCTGGGGCGCGGTCAACGGGCAGTGGCTGCTGGAGTGGGGCATCAAGGACGACACCATCGTCTCCGACAAGACCTACGAGGTCAACGTCTGGTGGACTGGCGGCATCGTCTGGAAGTGCATCCTGAATCCGGATCCTTTGGGCGAGCGTCCGTATGAGACATCCTCATGGGAGGAAGTGCCGCACAGCTTCTGGGGCGTTGCTCTACCTGAGGTGATGCGCGATACCCAGATCATGTGTAACGCCGCAGCTCGTAGCTTGGCGAACAACATGGGTATTGCTTCCGGTCCTCAGGCCGAGGTTGCCGTCGATCGCTTGCCTGATGGCGAAGACCTGACCGACATCTACCCTTGGAAGATCTGGCAGACAACTTCCGACCGTACTGGCGGTGGTCAGCCTGCTGTCCGCTTCTTCCAGCCGAACATGAACGCCGATGTGCTGCTTAGCGTGTACACCACGTTTGCCAAGCAGGCAGATGAGGTCACCGGCATTCCGAACTACGTCTATGGTTCAAGCGCTGTGAGTGGCGCAGGCCGCACAGCTAGTGGTCTGTCGATGCTTATGGACAATGCATCGAAAGGTATCAAGCAAGCTGTTGCAAACATAGATAAAATAGTAAGTGGTATTGTGCAGAGACTATATCTGCACAACATGATGTTCGACCCTGATCCTTACATCAAGGGCGACTTCAAAGTAGTAGCCAAGGGCGCGATCGGTCTCCTGCACAAAGAGACTCTCCAGATGCGCCGCAATGAGTTCCTCATGGCTACGGCTAATCCGATTGACTCTCAGATCACCGGCATCGAGGGCAGGGCTTACCTGCTCCGTGAGGCTGCGCGTGGTTTGCAGATGGATACAACCAAGATCGTTCCTGACCAGAACACCTTTGAAGAGCAGAAGATCCAAGCTGCCGCGCAGGTGATGGCTCAGCAGATGATTCAGCAAATGATGCAGCAGATGCAACAACAGCAAGGGATGCCGCCCCCGGGTGGTCCTGCGCTGCCTGCCCCACAAGAGCAGATGGTAGATGGTTCCCCGGCTGGTGGGCAAATGGCAAACACAGTGATGCCGCAGCAGATGGCTGATGGCGGTTCAGTCCCGGAGCCAATGGCTGATCAGGTTCTTCGCGCTCTCGTAATGAATGGCTCTATCTAAGAGGATTATCTAAATGGCAAAAATGTTCGGCGGTAAAGAGACTCCGGCTGAGGAGATGGCGGAAGCCAAAGCGCTGAAGAGCGGCAAGATCAGCAAGGGAGATTATGTCAAGGGCGAGAAGATGGAAGGTCACGGCAAGGGCGCCAAGTCCAAGGCCGACGCCATTAAGTCCGGCAAGATGAGCCCCAAGCAGTATGCAGAGATGCACAAGAAAGAAGGAATGAAGAAGATGGCAGACGGCGGCTACGCTGAGCGCAATGTACGTTCGAAGACGGACGGCTGGGCTGCTCACGGTTCGCGTCAGTTTAAGAAGATGGCAGACGGTGGTATGGCTGGCTGCGCATCCGGTATGTCGGGCACCGGTCGTCGCTCGATGCAAGACTATGGGAAATAATCATGGGCTACTCACCTGACTGGCAGAAGCAGAACTACGCCAAGGGCGCCTCCACGCAGAAGGTTACCCAGAAAGGCACGATCGTTCGCAACGAGCTGTTCCACAATGCGCCTTCGCGTCTTAATCTTGCTGACGGTGGCTCAGTGAGAACAAGTGTTGATGATCCTTCTTCGCCTCTTTATATAGACCCTGAAACGCGCAAACTGAAGCAGGAAGGATTGGCTGCTTCTCGCCGCGATGAAGCGGAGCGCACCAAGGATATGGGCGCTTTCGACAAGTTTGTTGACGGATGGAAGCAGTTAGGTCGCCGCTTTACAGAAGGCAATATCGATAGCGACAAGTCTGAGGCGTACTACAAGTATGGCGCAGGTCGCGGTCAGATGGAGCGTGACAAGGTTCGCGATGCTAAAGCTGTTGAGGATGGTAAGGCGAATGCTGGTCCTCGAGAGGGTGATCCAGATCAGTGGGCATCAGGCCGCAGCTGGGCGACATCAAGAGCGGCTGATGAGGTTAAGCCCGAACCAGTAGTGGAACAGAAGGCGCCAGAGGTAGTCGCTCAACCTGATCCCAATAGCAGAGATGAGGCTCGCTCAGAAGTGTCTAGGCCAAACAATCCGAACAATGCGCCGCAGGTTTCAAAGAGTAGGCCGGTAGATAACGGAAGCAGTTACACCAACCCCAATAACTCTAACGCATCTATCAGCTCCGATTATTCTAGTTCTGGCAATTCTAGTTCTAACAAATCCGGCGCCAATAAAAACAACAAACGCAGACGGAACAACAACAACAACGCCGCTGTTAAAAACGCTTCTGCAGCAGGAACTAAGTACGCAGAGGCATTTAAAGAGGCGAGCAACATGCCAGCAAACGCAACTGCCGAGGATCGGCAAAGAGCTGCTGCGCGTGTGAACGCTGCGCTTGAGAACTACAAGGCGCAGTCAAGGAAGATAAAACCCAATAAGAATAAGTGATCACTCAACCAAACAAACAAACCATCCAAGCCCTAGCGACTCTGGATGGCGATATGCATTTTGAAGTTGTCAAGCAATGGCTGAGGACGACTCTCAACGAGCTGAATGAACAGGCTCCTTATTCCAAGGACGAGGTGCAAACCCGCTGGAACCAAGGCGCCCAACAGCTGTTGTATGAGTTCTTACAGAGAGCTGACAACGCGCAGGAAACGATTCGCAAGTTCTAGCCCGTAGGGCAACCCGCGCTGACCGGTTTCTAGTCAGCAAATAATGAACACTGATCTCGTATCGGCGGACTACCTTCCGAGGGCTCTGCACGTTCCGAGGTTCGGCTCATGGAGAATTTATGGCAATCCCACGTGCAGTTCGAGAGGCGGCTGAAAAGGCCGAAGCAATCCACAAGCAGATGTATGAAAAGCCTGAGGATCCTCAACCCCAACCAGTACCTGAACCACAACCTGATCCTGCTCCCATTGCAGATCCCGAGCCAAGTCCAGCAACACCGGACGCTGCGATTGCTCCACCGGTAGGTGAGCTGCCAGACTCGCAGCAAAAGGATGACACATGGGAACACAAGTACAAGGTCATTGAGGGAAAGTACCGAGCTGAGGTCCCGCGTTTAGCGGCGGACAACCGTGAGCTTCGCACTCAAATCGAAGCGCTTCAGCACCAGATGGAAAGTTTGAAGAGTCAGGCGGACAAACCGCAGCAGTCACTCATCAGCCAAGAAGACCGAGAGAAGTACGGGGACGACCTGCTCGACGTTATGAAGCGAGCAGCCCAAGAGCAAGTATCAGCCAAGGATGCAGAGATAGAAGATCTCAAGCGCCGCTTGGATATGGTGAACCACACCACAGCCAAGTCCGCAGAGGTCAACTTCTACGACACCCTAGGCCGACTCGCTCCTGACTGGGTAACGATCAACTCCGATGAAAGCTTCTTGAAGTGGCTTGATGAATACGACGAGCTGACAGGCAAGACCCGTCAAGACCTCCTTTCCGATGCAGAAGCGTCCAAGGATGCAGAGCGCGTTGCACGGTTCTTTACCAAGTGGAAAGCCACGCAGCAACAACGCACCGCCCCCAATTCCGCAGCACTTGCTTCGCAGGTAGTTCCCGATTCAAACCGAGTCGTGCAACCGCCTACCGGCAAGAGATTCTTTACCCGACCCGAGATCGCAGCCTTCTACGCTGCAGCTCGAAGAGGCGAGATCAGCGCGAAGGAAATGGTGGCGATGGAATCCGAAATCCACGCCGCAACGATCGAAGGGCGCATTCGTTAGCCCTTAGGTATTAGCGGGACTGTTATATGTTAGGAGAATAGAAATGGCAGTTCCAGTATCCGCTGGTTATCCCCAGTACTCTTACAACGCCAACCCTTCCGGTTCAGCGTTTATTCCTGAGATTTGGAGCGGCAAGCTTCAGGTCAAGTTTTACAAGAGCACCGTTCTCGCTGAGATCACCAACAACGATTGGGAAGGCGAGATCAAGAATCAGGGCGACACGATCCACATCCGCTCGATTCCAACCATCACCATCAGTAACTACACCAAGGGTATGAACCTGTCGAATCAGGTTCCGACTTCGACCCCGATCGAACTGACGATCGACAAGGGCAAGTACTTCTCGGTGATCGTTGATGATGTGGATGATGTGCAGGCTGACGTTCGTTTGATGGACATCTTCACCAACGATGCTTCCGAGCAGATGAAGATCGCTATTGACGGCGACGTCCTGAACAACGTTGCTCCTGACGTTGCTACTGCCAACCAAGGTACTACTGCTGGCGCTATCTCTGGCGACATCAACCTTGGCACCACTGGCGCTCCTGTTCAGATCGACTCCACCAATGTTCTGGAAAACATCCTGAACTGCGGTCAGGTTCTGGACGAGCAGAACGTTCCTGAAGATGGTCGCTGGATGGTCATCACTCCTTGGTTCGCTTCGTTGCTGAAGTCCTCGGATCTGCGTCAAGCCTACTTGACCGGTGACGATGTGTCTCCGCTGCGTAACGGCAAGCTGGGTATGATCGACCGCTTCACCTTGTTCGTGTCGAACAACATTACCAAGGTGACCGCTGGTGGCGACAACGCATACCACTTCCTCGCTGGTACTCGTGATGCGATCTCTTTCGCTTCGCAGATCACCAACGTGGAAAGCCTGCGTTCGACTGCAACCTTTGGCAACATCGTTCGTGGTCTGAACGTGTACGGCTACAAGGTTGTCAAGCCTGAAGCTCTGGTGGATCTGTACGCCGCCAAGGCTTAAGCCTAATGGGGGAGGGGAGAAATCTCTTCCCCCTTTTATTTCAATGAGGATGTATGCAGAAACTACTTAAGCACAAACCAACTGGTCGCGTGTTCCCGTGGACTGAGACCTTGGCTAGTCGCAACGATATGGTTGATTACGAAGTGCCCGCAAAGGCGAAGGCGATTGCGCCAGTTGCTGAAGCAGCCGAGCCACAAGATGACATCAAGACGATGGCTAAGGCAGTCCTGACAAAGAAGGGAAAAGCAAATGGCGAAGCCAGTGTGGGAGAAACCAAATCCCAAGAAGCAGAGTAAGCCTCTAACGCCGAAGCAGAAGCAGGAAGCTAAGGCTCGAGCGAAGAAGGCTGGGCGTCCTTATCCCAACCTAGTTGACAACATGGCAGCAGGAAAGGGTAAGTGATGAAGCGTCTAATCACCGCACTATTTGCAGTGCTTGCTGTTGGAATCGCCGCAGCAGACGAACCACAAGCCGCAGGGTTTCAAAACAATGCTGGTGGTTGGACGATCATCACAAACCGAGATCACTACTGCTCGAAGCTCCAGATGCGAGATGGCTACGCATATGGAAAGGACGGGCAGCAATACACGAGGTTCTGTTGGGTGCAGCGCGGTAACGCCGTGTTCGCTCTATTGGAAACCAATGAACTTAGGACTTGGCCTGCTGCGTCTTTTGAGATGCTGAGCGCAGAGCCCGAAGTCAACAACAACAAGCTGTGAACAAATGAAAGCTTCCAACGTAAAGAAAGAGGGCGGCAAGCTGCAATACCGTGGGCATTCATTCCCCGGATTCAATAAGCCAGTTCCTGCGCCCAAGGGTGGAAAGCACAAGAAGATGGTGCTCGCCAAGAAGGGTGATGAAGTGAAGCTGGTGAAGTTTGGTCACAGAGACTACGAAGACTTCACACAGCACAAAGACCCGGAGCGCCGGGAGAATTACCTAAAGCGTTCAGCGGGGATCAAGAATAAAAGCGGTCAGCTGACTAAGGATGATGTGTTCAGTGCAAATCACTGGGCGCGGAAGGACTTATGGTAAATGACATTCCAAGACGTTATCAATGATGTTCGTGTGGTACTCAATGATTATGCGGGGGTTAGGTATACAACCGCCCAGCTTTTGTCGTATGCCAACGATGGCGTTCAGGAAGGCTTTCGTCTACGTCCTGATTTCCGTTTTGGTAATTACACGGCGTCTGCCCAGACCTACGTCGCTGGAGATACGATTCCTTTCCCAGATGCGTACCAGATGCTCCTGACGCACTACGTCTGTTTCCGCGCCGAGTTGCGCGACGACGAGTATTCGCAGGATGGGCGAGCTGCCGCCCTGCTTAGCCGCTTTCAGGCGGAGATGACTAAATGACAGCACATACCGCATTCCTCGACTACGTTCTTCCTCAGGTGCCGGGCGCTACTAATGAAATGGCGCTGCATGAGATCAAGAACACCATCATCGACTTCTGTGAGAAGTCCCTCCTCCTTCAGGTAGATCACGATCCAGTGACTGCCATCAACAACATAATGGATTACGACTTCGAGCCGCCCAGTGGCAGGCTGGTCGTGAAGATAATCAAGGGTTGGTACAAGGGCGTCCAGCTGGATCCTGTTGGCCCCGATGAGATCAATACTCCATCCATTTACAACCAATTATCTGGCGCGGTCATTCGCCGTGAGGATCCTCGACTGATCACGCAGAAGGACGCTCGATCGTTCTCTGTGTATCCGATCCCCAACGAAACCGTTGCCAATGCGATCACCTTGCGGGTGGCGCTTAAGCCGACTCGGACATCTTCCACAATCGACGACGTCATCTTTGAAGACTACGCCGAGATCATCGGACACGGCGCCATTTCCCGCTTGGCCTTATCCCCTGACAAGCCTTACACCAACCCGCAGCTCGCGCTGGCTCGTAACGCTCTCTACATGGCTGGCTTGAACGTCGCCCGGGATCGAGCGCTCAAGGGCTACGTGCGTGTCAGTAAGCAAGTGAAGATGCGGAGAATCTAATGGCAGACAAAATCAGACTTGTCCAAGGGGACACAAGGCCAGCGCTCGTATGCACCTTGACAGACGAGAACACTGGCAACCCGATCACGCTCAACGGCGCAACGGTGTACCTGAAGTTTCGTCAAGTGGGTGCGACTGTATTGACTGGCACATTAACTGGGACTATCAGCAACGCGGCTGGCGGCGAAGTGGTGTTCTATTGGGCGCAAGACCCGACGATTTTGGACGGTCCAGCTGGTGATTACGAAGGCGAGATTGAGATCGTCTTTAGCGACAGTACTAGACAAACAGTTTACGACCCGCTCAAGTTTAAGATCCGCGAGGACTTCTAATGAGTGCGACGGTCAGTTCCGTCCGCTCAGAAGCACAAGTATCAGTAGTCAAGCCGGTTGCTAGTGTCTCTGTTGTGCTGGCTGGGGCCGACGTTGTTTATCAGCTTCCGGCCTCGGTCATTGAGTACATTCTTCTGACCGTATCGGCAACGCTGGATGAGTCCGGTCGATACCCGTATGTGATGGACACCGCTGTAGCGCTTGACGCCACGGCACTTGCGTTCGCCAAAGCGGCTATTGATTCGGTAGTCACATCTGATACAAGCAACCGATCAATAAACAAAGGACTGTCGGACTCAGTGTCATTCAGTGACGCGATCACTATCCTGATTACGATCGTCCGATCCTTTGCGGATAGCGCCAACGCAACAGACAGCAGCAACGTATCGCTTGCCAAAGCGTTGATAGATGTAGCGAACGTAGGCGATGCGAAAGGGATAGCGCTACATAAGCCCTTGTCTGATACGGAAGTGGTGACAGACGCGAGGTCTATTGTTGTTAGTTGGAGCCGAAGCTTTAGCGACACAGCAGCAACTACGGATGCCAACACGGTTGCAATCGGCAAGTTGCTTGGCGAAACAATTAACCAGACAGACGCTGCAGCAAAAAGCCTTCAAAGGCAGTTGGGCGATTCTATTGCGGCAAGCGACAACCTGACCTACGAAATTGATGAGGCGGATCCGCAGCTACTGAACACCTACGTTCTGAACTTCTTCGTGCTGAACGGACCGTGAGATTAAAACCTAGGAGAAAGTAATGCTCACCAAAGAACTATTGAAAGCCACTGGGTGCTTGAAGATTGATGTATTCAACCCAGACGGCTCTCTGAAAGAAACTCGCGAGATCGACAATCTTGTCGTGACCGTTGGCAAAGACTTTATCGCGAGTCGGATGGTTGGCGTCGCAGCTAACGTCATGAGCCACATGGCAGTGGGTACGGGAAGCACCGCCCCTGTTGTTGGAAACACCACGCTAGGAACTGAGACTGCCCGTGTTGCCCTGACTTCTGGCACGGCCTCTGGCTCTGTGGCTACCTACGTCGCCACGTTCGGAGCGGGCACCGGCACTGCTGCACTCACTGAGGCAGGTATCTTCAACGCAGCTTCAGTTGGAACAATGCTCTGTCGCACGACTTTCGCAGTGGTCAACAAGGGCGCATCCGATGCGATGACGATCACTTGGACTGTGACCATCTCTTAATAGGGATCAAGAATGGCAATTAAGTTTACCAACAACGCCACCACGACCCTAGCGTCGTCTATAACAGCTTCAGCTACGTCTATACCTCTGTCTGTCGGCACTGGCGCACTATTTCCGGCTGTTACTACCGCAAGCGGGGACTACTTCTACGCCACCCTTGTTGACTCGAGCAACAACATCGAAATCGTCAAGGTAACCAATAGGGCGACAGACACGTTGACTGTGGTGCGAGGTCAGGACGGCACTACAGCTAAAGCTTACATTGGCGGCGACAGATTTGAGTTGAGGCCGACCGCTGCTGCGCTGATAGATCTTGGTGAGGGAATCAACATCAGTGACCTTCCCGCTGGTACCACTTTAGGTGGAAGCGCCATCGTAACGCCAGCGGCAACTCAGACGCTCACCAACAAGACCCTGACGTCGCCAACTATCACAACCCCTTCCATTAGTAGCCCGAGTCTGACAGGCACTCCGACCGCGCCTACTGCGGCGTCTGGTACGAATACCACGCAGATTGCGAGCACCGCATTTGTGGAAGCCGCGCTAGACACGTTGATACCAATCGGCACGAAGATGCTGTTTCAACAGACGGCGGCGCCAACCGGCTGGACGAAAGACACTACGCACAACAACAAAGCGCTGCGGGTGGTGTCTGGCGCAGCAAGCTCTGGCGGTACGTTGGCGTTTACATCGGCATTTACATCGCAGGCAGTAGGAGGAACAGTAGGGGCCACGACACTCACAACGACACAGATTCCAAGCCACACACACACTGCGGGTGCTGCATTTGCAACCAGCGTGGCCGCAAAAGGCGGTACGAATGTTAGGACTACTGCCACAACGGGCACCGCTACCGGAGGAACTGGCGGTGGCGGCTCTCACGATCACACTTTTACCGGAGCAGCTATCGATCTCTCCGTTCAGTACGTTGACGTAATCATCGCCACTAGAAACTAATTTATGGAACTAAAGAACGGAAACTACTGCCCTTTAATTAAAAAGGACTGCATCGGCTTGCAGTGCTCGTGGTTCACCTTGGTGCGAGGGACAAACCCAAACACCGGCAAAGAGGTGGATGAGTATGCATGCGCGATTGCATGGCTTCCAATCCTGCTAATCGAAAACAGTCAGCAGCAGAGGTCTACGGGCGCCGCTGTGGAGTCCTTTAGAAACGAAATGGTTAAGGCAAACGAAAACTCACAGCAGACACTAATCGCCTTAACAAAGAACACAGTATTGGAGATCAAGTAATGACAGCGCCAATGAGAGCAACGATTATCCCTGCCGACACCTTCTGCTCTGTCGATGGGGTTGGATACGTCGGAGTGGATATGACGACAGTAAATCCGACTGTGCATGCTGTGCAGTGGTATGGCACCCACGGGGAAGTGGAGAGTCAAGACCCGTTGACCGGCAAGATGGCGAGTAACGATGCGATTTCCAGTTTAGATTCTTTTGAGCTTGTTCTGGAATCGTACTGGCAGATCAGAGCTGCAGCTGATGCTGAGCAACAAGCGATGATTGATGAACAAACGATCATAGAGGTTTGATATGGAAGCTAAGGCATACCCAGCGTTTGGCTACGTGCTAGTTCGCTGCAAGATCAATGCAGGGGAAATCATCAACGACATATCCGTAGATAACGGCGTGATGACGATCGACGCTGTAAACGAGGATGGAGTTGCGACGATAAAGAACAGCGGGTACGTGTGGCTGCAGATCCTTGGACAGCAGACGTATACCGAACAGGCGACAGGCAACGCCACTATTCACTTGCCGGGTTGGTGCAACCTTGTGGATGATATTGCGGCAGGAATGCACAACATTCACGTCGATGCGTACAGCGAGCACATCTGCTTAGCAACGCACCTGAACGAACTTCGTAATCCAAAGATGCCGTCGCTGTCGCTTTTCAAGATGGTCGCCGGAGAGCAGAGGGCTCTGCCGCAAGACACAAAGTTGTATTTGGTCGAAGGCGTTCTTGATATTGCCGGAAGGAAATTCCCCGGCATGAGACAGATCCATTTCCAATCTGGAGCGAAGACGGTTGTCGCGGACGCCGACTGCATGGGCTTCGTTTTTAACATGTAAGGAGTGCCATGTTCGCGCCGTTCCCTCTTAATATCGACACTAAGGATGTTTTCTTGGCTGTTGAGCAACTGTTTTGCAACGGTGAGTACATGAAACAGCAGAAGTACGGCGTTGCGCTTCTGAGACAGAAGTCGTTCACATCTGTTCCAAACCGCGTGTACGACACCAAAGAGGAAGATGAGAAACGAGTCATTGCGCAGCTCCCGGATAAACTACTAGAGATCGAGGTCCCTCGGCTTTGGGTGCTGAACATTCAGGCCACCCATGACGAAAAGGTAATGCTTGCTCCGCATACTGATATTGGGCGAGTCACCACTGTCAACTTCTACAGCAACACGAACGGAGAACGCACCTGCTTCTACGAGTATGGTGCGGGCGGTTCAATCAAAGAGATAGGTAGCTTTGTTGCCAAGGATGGAGAAGCATGGGTTCTTGATGTGAGTAAGCCTCATGGGGTAGAGCTAATACCCGGGAAAACGCGTCGAGTTCTGTCTCTTTCATTTCTCACAACTCCTTACGAGCGCGTGATGGAAGCGCTTTCATGATGCGATTGTCGGAGTTTACGAAGCTGCGCCTCACTATGTTGATGGTGCATATCGCCGCAGTCTTCGGGGTGGTTCTGCTTTGGGATCCAAAGTGGCTGTTGTTAAGTGCCGCGTGCAGCGTTCTTTTTCTTTGGGTCGGGCAGGAGATGTACTGCCACCGTTATCTGTGCCACAGGTCGTTCAAGATGCCATTGTGGGCGCAAAGACTGTGCGCTGTTCTATCGATATACAACTTGTACGGAAACCCGATCGGGATTGCGGCAACGCACACTACACACCACAAGTACTCTGACACGGACCGCGACCCGCATCCTTCTTCCACCCCTTGGCAATCGTGGTTCTGGGTATCGAAGAACTTTGGAAAGTCGATTGACCAAGGGACGGCAAAGCGCCTAATGCAGGATCCTTGGTTGAACTTCATGGCGCGGCACTACCTTAAAATCTACCTGAGCACTCTGTTCGTGATAGGTCTGGTTAGCCTGAAAGCGCTAGTGTACGGGCTGCTCGTTACGCATGTGTACGCCTTTTTTGCAAACGGGCTGGTGACTGTTTTTTGCCACGGCAAAGGCTACAGAACGCATGACACGCGAGACACCTCAACCAACAACCATTGGGTGAACTTGATGCTGGGGTGGAATGGGGTCGCGTTCCACAACAACCATCACGCAAAGCCTACGCGGTTCACAACCTCAGAGAGTCGGAGTGAGGTCGATTTGATCGGTGTAATTATTCGGGTTCTGTTTGCCAAAGAAAAGGCGTTATGAAGTGCTCATTAAACTACATGTTTCCGACTGCAGTAGGCAGTTTTGAAAGCGACAACCACAAAGAGTACAAGCGAATTTTTATGGATCGCCTCCCTGAGCATTGCATTCATCATGAGGGTGGCGGGCTAATTGCCGGGGAAAGTAGCGGTAAGGTTTATGTGCACACTGACTCAGAGTTAGAAGGACTCTTCCGTTTTATTTCTGCTGGTGTCGCGGCGTACCTTGATCAGCTTGCGTTCGACCGCTCAAGAGTTGATATCAACATCGTCAAGACTTGGGTCAGCGCAACAAACAACAACACCGTTACTCCAGTGCATGCACACGCCACAAGTCACTTGTCGTTTGTGTACTACATGAACATGCCCAAAGAGGCAGACGCCATAGCGTTCCAGATTCCAGCGTCGCCAAATGAGCCATTCTATGGAGCGTTTGGAGCATCAACACCGAGGCAGCGCTCATTGGTGCTGGATAGGAATGCGCTAAACGCGAACCAGTCTGTGCTAACGGTAGAAGAGGGGCAGCTGCTTGTGTTCCCAAGTCACTTGATGCACGGCACAGTGAAATTGGGCGACATGGGTGATGAGACAAGAATCTCGCTGGCAGGGGATGTTTTGTTAGTGTTCAACGAGGAGGCCCCGAACTATGCGACCGGTGTGTTCGACCCGCGAACATGGAGAGTGTTTAACTAGAGAAACGGGGGTTGTATGAATGGAGCCAATATCAACAATCGCCGCTGTATTCGCTGGGGCACAGGCTGCGGTTGAAGGCGTAAAGAAAGCTGTAGCCCTAGGCAAAGAGATCCGCGACGTCTATCAAGAGATTAGCGTCTTCTTCCAAGCTCAAGGGAAGATCGAAGCAGAGGCAAAGAAGCAAGAGTTCGAAAAGGCAGTTGCTCCCATCGAGAGAAAGCGGTCGGCCACGCAACGTGCGCTAGACATTGTTTTCATGCGACGTGAAATGCAGCGCATGGAGACAGAGCTTCGAGAGATGCTCATCTATCAGTTTAGTGAGGCAGGTCTTTACGCAGAGATGTGCCAAGAGAGGGACCGCATCATCGCTGAGGAGCGAGCTGAACAGGAAGAAGAGCAACGTAAAATCAACGAAGCAATCCTCGAAGAGAAGCGACGTCTGAGAACGATACAAAAAGAGAAGCAAGAAAGGATGGACGCCATCATCAATTCGGCGGCTGTTTTCGTGGGCGCGAGTATTAGCATAGCTATTATCTGCGGGATCATTTGGATGTTTCAACAGGGGGGCAGGTTATGAGGCTGCGCACTAAGCAAGACTGGATGCAACAGAAATGGCGCCCGATGATGGCGATCACATACATGGTCATTAACATCTGCGACTTCATCCTATTCCCTGTGTTGTGGACTCTGGTGCAATTCGGTGAGATTGAGTCAGCTAACGATGCGTTCCGCCAATGGGCTCCCATGACGTTGCAGGGCGGTGGCTTTATACACATTGCATTCATGGCAATCCTCGGAATCTCTGCTTGGACTCGTGGGCAAGAAAAAATCGAGGCAATCAAGCAGGGAAAGACTGATGCTGAATCTTCAGACGATTAAATGGATATTGATAGGGCTGGTTGTGGCTGCGGCATTTGGCGCGGGGTGGAGCTGGAACGGCGCCCGTCTTCAGGCTGCATGGGATGCGGAGAAGGCAGAGCTAAATGCAAAGGCTGTGGAGTCTGTTCAGGTTGCAATGAATCAGGCGCTCGAGGCGGAGCGAGATGCAGCAAAACAGATTGCAGCGACGTCAGCCAAGTATCAAAAAGCTCTCAAGGAGAAACAGAATGAAGAAGCTGCTGCTATTGAGCGTTCTCGCAATGGCGGGTTGTACATCAACGCCAAGTGTCCGAGTGGTGGAAACGGTGTGTCCGAAACCTCCACCTCCTCCAGCGGACGTGATGGTGAAACGCGAGTCGAACTTCCTCGAGCGGATGGAGAGTTTCTTATCAGGCTCGCCGCAGAAGCCGATCGCGTCACCGAGCAACTGAATTCTTGTCAACAACTCCTCGAACAGCAATCTAAATGATCAACTCCAGAGACATTAAAGAACTCCTTCCGGTTGTGCGTGAGAAGGTTGAAAAGTTCCAGCAGTTGTGCAAAGAGAACAACATCGATCTATTGATCACTTCAACCTTCCGGGACGCTGAGAGCCAGAACGCGCTCTACGCTCAAGGCCGTACAGCCCCGGGGAAAATTGTCACAAACGCCAAAGCTGGGCAGTCATGGCACAACCATCGGTGCGCTATTGATGTAGTCCCACTCGTCAACGGTAAGGCCAACTGGAACACCAAAGACCCGGTGTGGAAAAAGCTAGGTGAGTTGGGCAAACAAGCTGGGCTGGAGTGGGCGGGTGAATGGAAGAAGTTCAAGGAGATGGCGCACTTCCAGTACACAGGTGGGCTGACATTGGCACAGCTTCAGGCTGGCGGAAAGGTTGCGTGATGAGCGAGGAAATTCACCGCGACCTTGGTAAGCATGACGCCCAGATCGAGGCGCTCAAAGAGCAGGTCAATCACCTACACGAAGACATGAAGCTGGTGATGGAGCAGTTGTCCAGCATTCAGCAAACACTATCAGAAGCTAAAGGCGGATGGAGGGCTCTCCTGTGGATAAGCGGACTATCAGCAACAATCGGCGGAGTGGTAGTAAAGATCGCGATGTGGATACAAGCAGTGCCTCGATAGACACTTCAGCGATCGTGCTAGTGGAATGGCTTGATGCTGAGCACGAGTTTGGTTGGCAGGATGGCAACGACTTGAGTGAGGAAGAGCCTGTATTGAATTGCTTCACTGTTGGGTGGCTGATGAAAAAGACCAAGACTCACGTGAAGGTATGCCAGACGGTATCGCCAGAGAATCATGCGCAGACTCTGGTAATCCCCAAAGGGATGATCGTCTCAATCACTGTTTTGCAACAACCACAAAAACGTTATGTCACAACACATAAGTGAAGATGAGTTCATGCAGGTATGGACAAAGTTGAAGTCGGCGAAGAAAGTTGCCGATCACTTTGGCCTGAATGTGCGGACAGTACATAGACGAAGAAAGAGTATGGAGTCTAAGCATCAAACTGTACTTCGTTCTAATGATGTGAGATCGCCAACGTTTCTGATTCGAGAACACTCCCCCCGCGTTGATTGTGAGATGCAAAACGGAGTGATTGTTGTCGGATCCGACGCGCATTATTGGCCCGGGGTTATTAGTACAGCGCATAAGGCATTTGTGCAGGTAATTAAAGAGCTGAAACCAAACCTCGTCGTCATGAACGGGGACCTGTTTGATGGCGCCAGTGTGAGTAGGTGGCCGAAATCTTCTTGGGGCGCGGTGCCAACAGTCAAGCAAGAGCTGGAGGCTGTGTCCGATCGACTACATGAGATACGGCAAGTAGCTGGTAACGCAAAGATGTGGTGGTGCTTAGGCAACCACGATATGCGGTTCGAAGCGAAGCTTGCTAATTCGGTACCAGAGTTCGAAGGAGTGCATGGGTTCTGTCTCAAGGACCACTTCCCGGGATGGAATATAAGCATCAGCTTGTTCGTAAACCAGAGCTTGATGATCAAGCACCGTTTTAGGAATGGTACCCACGCCACTTGGAATAACACTCTGCATAGCGGTGTGTCCATCTGTACAGGGCACCTACATCGGCTGCAGGCGACCATTCTTTCTGACTATAGCGGCACCCGATGGGGGATCGACTGCGGGACGCTAGGGGAAACTGACGGCGCCCACATGAGCTACGGTGAAGACAACCCAACAAATCACTGCTCCGGTTTTACTGTTCTGACAATAGTAGATGGCGAACTCATACATCCGGAATTCTGTTCAGTACACGGAGAGAAAGCGTTCTTCCGTGGGAAACAAATTGTCTAAGAGGAAATAGATGGCTGGCTTGAAAATCATGACGCAGGGTGGGTATGTGCCCCGCGTAGCAGCTCACCTGCTGGCAGACAACGAGGCGCAGCTCGCGCTCAATACCAAGTTGTATTCAGGTGACTTGCGTTCTTGGAAAAAGCTCGGACTTCTATCCCCATCAATCACAGTTCAACCAGACACAAAGACCATCTTCAAGGGGAAAAGGAGTAACGGGAACGCTCTGTGGCTTTCGTGGCTTGACGCTGTGGACGTGGTGAGCAATCCGCTTACCGACGAAGACAACCCCATGTCGATCTATTACACCGGAGACGGCGCGCCAAAAAAGACAAACTCCGCGCTTGCCGGGATAATACAAGGTGTCTCGCCTCAAGACTGGTTGTACATGGGCGTACCAGCGCCGACTGATGCAATCAGTACAGCAAAAGGAGCGGCTAGCTTAGGCGAGATCGAAGTGACGAACGGCGGATCTGGGTACAGCTTTGTGCCCACCGTGTCTATTGCGGGTGGCGGTGGTTCAGGAGCTGCTGGTGTGGCGGTGGTCTCTCAAGGCGTTGTAACGGACATTACGATGACCAACGTGGGCGCTGGCTATACCTCAAACCCGACCATTACGATTTCTGGTGCGGGCGGCTCCGCTGCAACAGCGACTCCGCGTAGGGGGAAGGTCACAGCCATATCCGTCACAGACGGTGGTACTGGTGGAAAGGTGGCCTCGATTAGCATTACAGCCACGGGGAAAGACTATACCTCAGCGCCTACGGTTGTGTTCTCTGGTAGCGGCACTGGCGCGGCGGCAACCGCAACTGTTTCTGGCGGCAAAGTCACCGGAATCACTCTCACAAACCCGGGCAAAAACTATCTAACGCCTCCGGAAATTTCTTTCACGGGTGGTGGAGGCTCTGGGGCTGAGGCGACAGCAACCCTCGGCACAGGTTTTTCTACAGCTCCGACTGTAACGTTCTCCGGTCCCGGCGCTGGCGCAGAGGCAACCGCATTCATTTCAAATGGTGTTCTAGTTGCTATCGTAGTAACCAACGGGGGCAGTGGCTACACATCAACTCCAACCGTTACCATTACTGGCACTGGAGCTACTGGCGCCACGGCGACTGCTACCGCCAACACTGGTGTGATTGCTGGGGTAAACATAACTAACGGCGGTTCTGGTTATGGTCCAGTAGTTTCACTCACTGGTGGAGGCGGCACCGGCGCAACAGCTGAGCCTGTTGTGGACAATGGCGTCATTACTTCAATCAGGCTCACCGACGCTGGGAGTGGCTACACCTCTGAGCCAACGGTCAGTATAACTGGTGGGGGTGGGAGCAGCGCCACTGCACAAGCTAAGTTCCGGACTGCTGAAACGCGCGTTTACACCTACACGTTTGTATCAGAGTTCGGCTCTATTCTAGAAGAGTCCGCCCCAGCGCCAATCTCGAGCGAGGTGAACACCTCCAGTGGGCAGGAGGTAATCCTCAGTAACTTTTCTGCGCCCCCTCAGGTCAACTACAACATCACCAAAATCCGTATCTATCGGTCTGTGACTGGTAGCAATGCCACTTCCTTTCTGCTCGTTGATGAGATTAGTGCCCCGAGTACTCAATACACCGACAACAAGACATCAGCTGAGTTGGGTGAAGTGCTTCCTACGCTTGGGTGGAATGAGCCGCCCGCAGACCTGAGTGGCTTGTGCCTGTTGCCTAACCAATTTATGGCTGGCTTCAAGGGCAACCGCGTTTACTTCACACCAGTCAATGCCTTTCATACTTTCCCGGAAGAGTGGTCGATATCAGTGGGCGCCGACATCGTTGGAATCGATGTGTTCGGTCAATCGTTGGCTGTTATGACCAAGAACTACCCGTTTATTATTACAGGCAGCACGCCTGAGTCGATGTCCGCTGAGCGCGTTCCGATTCTCGAGCCGTGCGTATCAAAGAGTTCGATTGCTTCCGATGGTAGTGGTGTGATGTACGCAAGCCCGAATGGCATGTGCGTTATCAGCCTTGGAGTGCAGGGTCTCGCCACAGGGAACCTGATGCTCAGGGACAACTTCCAGAAGTTCAACCCAGCGACGATCGTTGGGGCGATGTTCGACGGCAAGTACTTTGGGTTCTTTAATGATGGCGCTGAGGTAATCAAGCAAGGCTCGTTCATATTGGATCGTGTCGTTCAGGCAACCCCCCTTACGCTAAGCAGTATTACAGCTTCTGCAGTGTTTGTTGATGATGATTCAGCAACGCTTCTGCTTGTTTCGAACAACATCATTCAGCGGTGGGAGGGCGATGAAATCAATACGCTCCCGTATGAATGGAAGAGCAAGCGGTTCGTCTTTGCTTCCCCCGCGAACTTGGGCGCCATTGAGGTTGATGGATCCTTTGACAGCATAGCCAACGCCGAGAATCTCCAGCAAAGGATTGCTCAGATTATCGCGGAGAACCAAGCACTGTTCGCTACCGGGGCGTCGCTCGGAGGAACTCTCAACGACATGTCCATGAACAGCCGAGATCTGAACGGCTCCATCCTTCAGAACATTCCGCAGATAGTGGATGATGTCTATCTGCTTGTAGAGCTCTACTCTAATGGGGAGCTGGTACACACAGGTCAATACACAAGTAACGGTGTGTACCGGTTGCCGTCCGGCTTCAAGGGTCAAGTCTTTGAGGTCAAGCTTTCCGGCAACATCGAGTGCCGATACGTGAAGCTTGCTGAGACCATGAAGGAACTGAAGACGTTATGAAAAAGCCAAGTATCCCAGCCGTGAATGTCGCGGACTACAAAGTGGCCTCACTGCTTCGCCCAATCAAGGAGAACATTGAGACCATGACTGGGGTCCGTGGAGGGCCGTTGGCGCAGCTACCAAACAATGCCGATTTGGGCCAAGTTATTAGTACAATCAATGCCATAATAGCGCGACTGAATGCATAGTATGGCTGATCTGATATTTGACGTAGATAGAATCTTCGAGTTCGTAACCGGCCAAGGTGTCCCAATGGTGTATTCGGCGGGCATGCAGGGTATAGGGGTCGAGCGTCAAGGCAACTTAGTGGGCGCGGTTCTGTACGACAGCTACAGCACCAACAACATCTTCATGCACGTGGCCGGAATTGAAGGTGGGCACTGGGCAACAAAGACTTTTGTTAAGGCCGTTTTCGGATACCCGTTTAACCAGCTTAAATGCAAGCGAGTGAGTGGATGGGTGGAAGCATCAAACATCAAGGCTCGTCAACTGGACGAACACCTAGGATTTAAACCAGAGGCTGTGCTCGAGGGCGCGGCTAGAGACGGCGGCGACGTAATCATCTATCGGATGTGGCGAGAAGAATGCCGCTTTATCTAAAGGACTAGAGAATGTTCGAACACAAATACGACGACTTCATGCAGTTTTACGGGGATGTCTGCGAAGACCCGCGTGACCCAATCGAGCGCAAGCTAGCGGTCATGAAGAAACGCAACATCGCTTTCGGCGGCAAAGGCAGTGCGCCTGACCCCAACCCCGGGATGCTTGCATCTGCTGAAGCTGCAAAGACTACAGCCGCAGCTCAGGAGCGTATCGCCCAAAATACTCTTAACTTCTACAAGCAACAGTACGAAGAGTTCAAGCCATCGATACAACAAATGCTTCAGACGGAACTGAGCATTATGGGCGAGAACAAGGATCGAGCTGCTGAGTATGCGGCTTATGAAAAAAGCACGTTCCGTCCAGTGGAACAGGCGCTTGTTGATCAGGCAAAGAATTACAACACCGAGGCAAAGCGAGAGGAGTTGGCTCGCACAGCGTCTTCTGATGTCGCTCAAGCATTTGGTAATGTTCGCGAGCAACAAAACAGGCAACTCGCGGCGGCGGGGATTAGGCCGAACTCAGGTAGGTTCGCTGCGCTCAATCAGACGATGCTCACGCAAGAGGCTTTGGCGAGAGCTGGTGCGCAGAACAGTGCTCGGTCTATGGCGGAAGATAAAGGCACAGCTCTGATGTACGACGCCGCTGGACTAGGAAGAAACCTTGCCACGAACGCATCTACTGCTTATGGCGTATCACTCAATGCCGGTCAGGGCGGTAGGCAATCTGCAATGGCTGGCGGGCAGATCATGGGCCAAGGGTTCCAAGGTGCGATCAATGCAAACAATGGCGCAATCGGCGGATACGGTGCAGCAGGCAACATCTACGGCCAAGAGTTCAACGCACGTATGCAGGGCTACAACGCACAGCAAGAAGCGGCTGGCGCTTTCTATGGCGGGTTGGGACAAATTGGTGGTATGGCGCTTGGTGCCTACTTCAAAGCTGACGGCGGCGAGATCCGTCGTGGCTTGCGGTTAGCTGATGGCGCTCATGTTGGCCCCGGCCCTGTAAGAGGTCCCGGTGGTCCAGTCGATGACAAGATTCCAGCGATGCTATCAAATGGTGAGTACGTCATTCCCGCAGATACGGCGGCAAAGATAGGCAAGAAGAACCTAGATAAGCTCGTAGCGGAAACCCACACACCTGCAGCGGTACAACGTCAGCGCAAGCGCAAAGCTCTTAAGGGGAAAAAATAATGGCACGTGGATTGGGAGCATTTTTCTCAGGTGTTGCTGAGGGTTACCAGACCGGCAAGAAGCTAAATGCAATGGCAGCGCAAGAGCAGAGAGATAAAGAGCGCATGCTTATTGAGAAGGAACGAGCGGCTCTTGAAGGAAAGCGATTCACCCTAGAGGAGGAGAGAGCTAAGCGAGATGCTGATCAGTTCGGTATGACCAAGCAGCTCACGCAACAGCAAATCGAAGCTGGCGCGATTGATCTTGCACAGAGGAAGCGCGATCAGGCATTCCAAGATGATATGAAGGCAGCTTTTTCGGAGCTGCAGGCATTATCGCAGGGTGGCATTGAGGGTGATGTGGTAACGCCGCAGGGCGTGGCTTCTGGCCGCAGACGCTTTGCTAGTGTTGAGCAGGCAAATCAAGCGCTCGGCAAAGAAGGACTGACTTTCGTCCCCGGCTCAGTGAAAGAAGCCAAGCCGATGGACCCTATTGATTTTCAACGACGGGCTGCTGACGTCTGGAAATTGGTCAACGCAAAACACGGCAAGGTTGATCTCAAGATGCTCACGGAGAGCCGGAAATTTGATAGGGAAATCGAGCAGGAGGGGGCGATCAAGGCAATGCAATACGCGCTCACCAACCCGTCCGATCAGAAGGGGATTCGAGAAAGATTCAATAAGCAGGGGAATGTGAAGCTGGGCGACGATGTCCAAATTGGAATCCGGAACGACGCGGTCATGGGTCCTGTTGTGTTTGGTTATCGGGTAGGTAAGGATGGTAAGCAGGAGTTGGTCTTTGATGGCTTCGAAGACATCATCCTCCCTTCAATGGGTCCTGAAGCATACGCTGCCGCCAAGTCCCAGTTTAAGCAACTTGCCATCAAAGAGAAGGGTGACAACGATCGCACTGATAAAAACAATGCGACCGCGAAAGAGACCACCCAGATGAACAATGACACCAGCAAGGCAAACACCGCCAGCAACAATCAGACGGCCATCACGACTACGTCTATGAACAACAAGGCGGCTATGGACCGTGAGTTGATTCAAGCTCAAGTTAGAAAGAAGTCAGAGAAAGACCCGGTGTATGGGCAACTCGAAGATTTGATCATGGGTCAAGGCAAGGCGGCAATTAGTAATCCATCAAATGCCATGAACATTGACACTTACACCCAAGAGAACTTGGATACTTTGAACTATGCATACGCGTTGATCAAAGACGGCAAGGCAAGTTCGGTGCCGGACGCTGCTGCCAAGGCAACTGCAGCTGTTAGGGCCGCAAGGAACCAACCTAAGAAGTAATTGGATAAACAATGGCGATCTTCCAAACATCAGACGAAGCAGGGAAACAGGTTCGCCGCAGAGGGCAGGCGATTGCAAGTGGCGAATACAACCCCGGCGACGTATATCGGCAGCAAAGAGGTCGCGAGTATGTGCCCGGCCAAGAAGCAGCTGAGTATCTGAGTCAGCAGCGCAGAGCCGCAATTGCTCCGCCCCCGCCTGTGCCATCTGCTGCGCCAAACCCCGCGCCAGCTTTATCTGATTCAGATCGGGTCCTGCAAGAAATCCAATCGCGTTACAAAGCAGCATCTACAGCAAAAGCAGCGCCCACTCCGGAGACCGATGGAACCTTCTTGGGAGACGTAGGGCGGTCATTGGGCAGGGGAGCGATAAGCGTTGTTGGCGGTGTGAATGAGGTGGCAAACCTTGTTACGTTGGGCGCTCCTGATGCGGCAGCAAGAGCTATCTCTGGAACGACTCCCGGCGAGGTGCTGGACAAATGGCGGAAGGGTCTTAACGCCCAAGACTCCACGGAACTGCAGGCACAGCGCGCTGAGCTGGAGCAGGCCAAAGGTTTTGTCGATTCTTTCTCGACAATCCTTACCAACCCGCGCCTTGCCGGTTCGATGGTTTTTGAGATGGGGCCTCAGCTGGCCACAGTTGCATTAGCCGCTCGTGCTGCTGCTGCTAGGGCTTTTAGTTCTGCTACAGCCTCTGGCTTGTCTGCTGGAGCTGCGGCCACTGCTGCGACAACAAGTGCTACTCGCACCGTTCTTGGCTTAAATGCCGCGATTGAAGGCGGCTCAGCTGGTATGGACGCTCGTCAGAATGTGATGACGATGAGCGAGGATGAGCTGAGTAAGTCTCCTCAGTATCAGCAGTTGTTATCACAATTTGGTGACACGCCAGAGGGTAGAAAGCAAGCGCGTGAACGCCTGTCTAATGACGCCTCTGCTGTCGCCGCATCTCTTGCTGGAACAATCTCGTTGCTGTCTGGCGGCTTAACTGGCGCTGGCAAGCTCGAAGCTAAGGTTCTCACTGGTCAAGTTGCATCCGAGATCGGGGAGCGCACCGCCAGCAAGGTCGTGGCGGAGATTGGCAAAGGCGTTGTCAAAGAAGGAGCACAAGAGGCTGTTGAGGAAGGCGGCTCTCAGTTTGCAACCAACGTTGGTACACGCTACTCGGGAGCTAAGCCTGATCAGGATCTTCTTGAGGGTGTTCCTCAGGCTGCTGGTGCTGGCGCCGCTCTAGGCGTTGCGGCTGGTGGCGGCTTTGGTACGCTCAGTGCTATTCGTGGCAGCAAGCCCGCAAGTACCCCACCCCCTCCTGCTGACAAGCCGGGCCAAACGCAACAAACGCAACAAACGCAACAAACGCAGCAGACGCAGCAGACGCAACAATCATCAGCTGCCCGCCCTCCATTGACGGATGCTGAGTACGGCGCGGCTGTCAATAGTCCAGCCTACATGACCGCAGCATGGACTCGCGCTGACGAAGCCGGTCGTACCCGCATACAAACCGCCAACCCTGATCTCAACTTTGCAGAGCTGTCTCAGGACCAATCTATCCTGCAAGAGGGCAACTCCCGCATCGACAATAATCCTGACTTCTTTGCGGATTTCACCACTCGGTTAGCTGAAAACAACGCTAATCCTGACGCTCGTGTGGACGACGCTCCGTTTGATGGCGGCACCATGAGAGATGCCCCGCCTGACCCAGTGCCTGTTCGTGAACGCATGAAGATGGCGCAAAGTCTGGCAGATGAAGGTCAAGCTATTGCCGAGGGTCAGTTCTCCCGAGAGAAACCTCTATCCACTCCAGCTTCCGACACGCTTAGTGCTGGCCCATCCGTTCAGCTTCCCGGCCAACCTCCGCTAGACATTCAGATCCGTGGCTACGAACGCCGCGCAGAAAATCTGATGTCCATGCCTGAGGGCGCTCGTCGCGCTGCCGCCACTTCCTCGATGCAGGAAATGATCAGCCGGGGATTCACCCCAGAGCAGGCTCAGTCCGTCTTTGGATCTATCGCCAACCCACAACAAGGTGTTGTTGAGAATGTTGAAGAGGTAGACGCAGCCCCACCTCCCGCCGATCTGGACTTCACACAAGAAGACATCCGTCCCAAGATCGACCCCAACTTCCAGACGTTTGCTCAAGTGAGTGAGCGTATGGCCCAGAGAGATCTGGAAAGGGAGCCGACCGCCAAGCCATCAGACTACATCGAGACCCCTATCCCTCCGCAGATCAGGGAGCTTGCTAAGCGCTTTGGTGTTCAGGTGTACGGTTTCCGGTACGCAGGCAACAACAAGCTGCTTCGCACCCGTCGTGGGTCTTCCCTGTCGGGCAGCGTCATGTTGATCAACGCTGACGCTCAGGACAACCACATGGCTATCTTTGGTCATGAGCTGTACCACGAGCTGCGCCGTAGAAACCCTGAAGTCGCTGCCCAGTTGGAACAGGAGATCCTGTCTTACGTCACCCAGCCGGGCAAAGAGGTGTTAGCTCAAAAGCTACTGAATAGAGGCTACGACATCTCCAAGATTGATGAGGAGATGACCGCCGACCTGATGGGCTACATGTTCACCGAGAAAGAGTTCTGGGCTGAGTTGAGTCAGAAGCAACCGACGCTTGTAGACAAAATCATTCAAGTCATCGATGACATGCTTTACAAGTTCGGCTTCATGACCGAGCGCAACAGATTGATCGCAGAGTACGTGACCGACATGCAGAAGGTCAGGGAGATGCTGGTCGGATTTGTCACCGAGTCCCAAGGTGGGACTGACCTCGACTTCACCTCAGATGGCGCGATCGACAACGCCTTTGAGGGAACCAGCGACGAAGACAAGCAGACCTTAGCGCAAGTCCGCTCCTTGTTGGCAAGTGGTGAGTTTGAGCAAGCCCGTGGCATCTTCCGTAAGGCGGATCTGTACAAGAGGACCGGCGTCAACTTCAACGATGTGGTGAAAGAAAGTCAGCAGGCACCTGCAAATCAGACTGACGCCAAGAAAGTTATTGAGGACAACGAGAAGTATATTGCCCAGCAAAGGAAAGCTCTTGGTATAGCTGACCCGAACGTGTCCCAGTCTGATCAGACCGACTCTGGAGAGGAAACTCCAGTCCGCTACGATCAAGGCGCCCTTGCTTTGGCTGAGGCTGAGAAGAATGTCCGCGCCGTCGTGGAGCTGCTGCGTCTTGCAAATAACAAGTCTGCAGAGAAAGGCGTTCGAAACAAGGCGTTGATCGAAGCCAACAAACTATTCAAGGCATCAAGCCTGAGTTCGTTTGGCGAGGACTTCAAAGAGTTGGAAGCAGCGGTCCAAGCCGAAGGGTCGAAGAAGATCAGTCAGGCGATCTTTAGTCAGGAACCTCAGGGCGCTCTGCGATTGAAGCGTGACGTTACCCCCTTTGACACCGAAGTGTCCCGGATTATGTCTGGTGAGACGGACCGCGTTAAAGAGAAGAAGGCTCAGCGCAAGGACACTGCAATCCAGCGCGGTCAAGAGGGCAAGCGCAAGGCTTTGGATGATCGCATCACTGAAGACTTCAACCCTGAGGATATGCCCGACACATCACTGGACAACGATACCGGTGGTGTGATGACTCAGTTGGCTATGGCTGGATCACTGGGAGGCGCCGAGGGTCAGATCAAAGCTGAGCAGAAGACCCAAACCGCAGAAGAACGCAAGGCCGAGGAAGATCGTTTGGCAGAAGAGAACGCGCAGATCATGAACGCGCGCGTCCGCTCTCTGCTCAGAGACGTTGACAGAAAGCTCGGTCAGCTTGCTGGCGTGCGAGATCTGATGGCGAGGGATGGGTTCTCTGAATCTGAGATCAACGCTACTGTTGGTAAAGCCGAAGCTGAATTGAAGGCGCTGCGTGATGGCGAGCTGGCCGACATCGTTGAAGAACAGCTACGCGATAGCCGCCCTGCAGTTCCTGTGGCAGAAGACACTAATGCAGAACCCGAGACCTTCCCGGGTAGCAACGAGATGCAGACTGAGCTGGACTTCAATGACCAGCAACGCACCGAGGCTCGTCTTTTAGTAGAGGCGATTGGTAATAAGCAGAAGACTCGTGAGCGCATGAAGAAGGAGGGCTTCTCCGAGAAGGACATCAAAGAGGCTGTTGATAAAGCCCAAGAGATGACTTTCGAAGAGGCAGTCAAGGCTGTCCGCGAGAACGACATAGGGATGATGCATCTGCTCGACGCTATGCGCGAAGCTGGTGTTCAAGTTGGAAAGAAGTACATCGATTTGTCAGGCAACATCGCCGCCAACTACACCCTCGAAGGCTATATGGACAAGTCGGGGATGAGCCCGTACATGGCCCGTGAAGCGTGGCTCAAAGCCTACGACAACGTTCCCGTCAAGAGCTTGGTACCACTTAGTGATACCGAGAAGACTGCCTACGATAACTGGAAGAACAATCGCAGGAAGTACATGCAGCGCCTGTCCGACCGCATCAAGGACAACGCTTCATTCTCGA